CACCTTGGCAGTCGGGATATCTTGCACGTCGATGAGTCGCACGGTGCCCCCGTGCATGTGAGCTAGAGCGACCGCCCCGGTGACGCCGGGGTCAATTCCGAGGATCAGACGACTATGAGGCATCGGCCACCACCGAGGCGGGCTTCTCGACCCGTAGTGCTTCTTGCAAGGTCATCCTGTCCATGCGCAGGGCGCAGTAGAGCAGGCGCGGGCGCCACTCGGCGGCGATCTTCTTGCGGCTGGTCCACTGATAGATGGCCCAATCGCTCGGCTCCCCGGGCTTAGCCTGCCGGTGGAGCGTCAGGGCCTTGCGAATAGGAGCAGGCGTCCAGCCGAGGGCCTTGAGGATTGCTTCATCGTCCCATGCGACGGGGCGCGTCTCGTTGGTGGGGTTCTCGGTGTTCAATTCGTTGCCTGCGTTGCTTTTCGTTGTGCGCCACCTTTGACAATACCGTCATGGTTTCGTGCTTCGCTACAGGAAACCACGGGGATAGCTGGACAATTCCGAGCCACAGACTTGTTGCTTTCGGTGTTTGACAAAACCGACAGCGGGCACTAGGCGTTAGCCCGTTGCGGTCGAGAAAATGGCAACCATGAAGGAGAAACTTGCCATGACACGTTCGCCCAAGAAGCCCGCCGTGAAGGCGGCTGCGTCGAAGAGGCCCGCAAAAGCCGCCATCCAGAAGGTGGCGGCAACCCCTGTCCCGGAGACACTTGAAGGCGCGCCCGCACAGCTCGGCAGGTTCAAGACGAACATTCGCCGCCTGCGCCTCGCCCGGAACTGGTCGCAGAGCGACCTCGCCCGGCACATCTGGGGCGAAGATACCGACAGCCGGGGCTTCGCGTTCGCCAAGAACAAGCACCTGATCTCCCGGTGGGAGAGCGGTACGGTCCCGGAAATGGACAATCTAAAGCTCGTGGCCGAGGCGCTGGAAGTGAGCATCGAAGTGCTGGCCCCGGACCTCGTGACGAACGAGCACGCGGACGAGCTGGCCGTCGCCATGACGATGGTGCCCGGGCGCCCGGACACGGTGCGGCTCACGGTGAACACTTTCACGACGCTGACGGTGGCCTCCAAGATCATCACGCTGCTGTCCACCGACCCCAACACCAATGGCCCGTGAATGGCCCGTGATCTGACATGAACGTCCCGGTCGAACTCGCGCTGGCCACCAAGTCCGAGGCCGCCATTCTGCTGCGCTGCTCCGTCTCCAAGATTGAGCGGCTGATGGCGAAGGGCGTCTTGCCTCACCAGCCCGGGCGACCCGTGACGATCCGGCTTGTGGACCTCATCAAGTACAACGACAGCAGGACAAAATGGTCGAGCAAACCACCTACGTCCCCGACATCGAAGACACCGAACTTCGCCCCTCCAAGCGCACCGGCTACTACGAAATCGTCTGGACAATCCCCGCCGGCAAGACCGGGACAGGACGGGCGCGAACGCGCACGTATTCATGCCGCACTAAGGACGAAGGCATCGCGAAGGAAATCCGCCGCGAATATCTGAGCGCGCTGCGCGGGGCGACGAAGGCCGTCGGCCTGCCCACGGTGGGCGAGCTGATCGACGCCTACAAGACGGGCTGGATCGACGCGAAGGGCAAGGGCAAGTCGCAGTGGGAGAGCTTGAAGCCCGTCAAGCGGCTCCTTGGTGCGCTGAGCCCGGATGACCTTGATGACGGCACAGAGCTTGAAGGCGAAAACGGGTACATCGCGACCCGGACAGCCGAAGGCGTGTCCAGCGGCACGATCCGGCGCGAGCTGGGCTCTCTCGTCGCGGTGTTTGGCTGGGGCAAGCGCGCCCGGAAGCTCCCCAAGGACTACTTTCCGCCCATCGTGAACCTCACGCCGAACGGCGCGCCGCGCGAGAACTTCCTTGATGAGGCCGACGAGCAGAAGCTGCACGATACCGCGCAGGTGATCTTGACGAGCGTGGTCAAGGGCGGACGCCATCCGGCGTGGCGCGGCGCGCTGTTCACGCTGATCGCGCTGAACCAGGCCGCGCGCTCCGAGGCCATCGAAGAACTGGACTGGACACGCATCGACACCAAGCGCTTGGGCGACCCCAAGCTGCGCCGCGTGCTGATCGACTTCCGCGATCCAGCCCGGCCCGAGACGAAGAAACGCCGGGGCATCATGCCGGTGTCCGACCGGCTGCTGCCGATCCTGCGTGAGGAGTGGCTTCGACAGGGGCGACCCGAATATGGGCCGGTGCTCGGCACGTATGGCTCGACCCGCAAGTCGTTCGCTCGCGTGAAGCTGGAAGCCTTCGGCGCGGGCTCGGTGGTGGGCGACAGCCTCTGGCGGCACGACACGCGCCGAACCTGGGCGACGCTGGCCACCATGAAGGGTGTCAAGCTGGAGAAGGTCGCGCAGGTGCTGGCCGACACGCTGGAGACGACCGAAAAGCACTACGCGCACTATGCTCCGGATTTCCTCGAAGACCCGGTGAACAAGCGCGCTTGACGAAACAGTGGACGGGCTGGTGTCTTGCCCGTTCGCCCACGTCGTTGCGCACGTAGGGCGGTCGAGCACCAAATATCGTGAGGCCGTTCACATGGGCGAAAGCCCCACACTCAACGAAATCGTGGCCGCAATCTTCGGCCCGGACTTCGACCCCAAGACGATCCACTTCGCCAGTTTCCCTGGCGATCCCCACAACAAAGACGACGCACGTTGGCACGGACACCGGCTGACGACAGGCGACGAGACGTTGCCGAAGGGGAATAACAACTTCCTCTGCATGGGCGCGCTTGACCCTACCAAGACGGGGCGCTCGCTCGCAGACGTGACGCACCATGTCGCGTTCTGGATGGATGACGTGGGCACGAAGGTCCCACTTGAGCGCGTGAAGCAGCTCACCCAGCGCCCCGGCATGGCGCCGGTACTCATCATCGAGACAAGCCCCGGGAACTACTCCTACATCTGGCGGCTGGACAAGGCGGTCGAGGAGCTGCCCGACGACTTCGACGCGCAAACTGTCACGGCTATCCGCCACACGCTCAAGGCCGATGGTTGGGGCGATCCGGCTGCGCAGGACCACGTGCGCTATATGCGGCTCCCCGGCATCAACGGGAAGACGGCATATCGACAGGCAGACGGCGCCCCGTTCCAGTCACGGGTTGTCGAGTGGTCCCCGTCGAACGTGGTCCGTCTCGAAGACTTCGCGGCGGCGATCATGGGTGCCACCTGGTTCGAAGATGTCCGGTCGGGGCGTTTCGCCCCGGCGCAGGTGCTCGCCGGTGCGTCGAACGACCGCGCGGCCACGATGGACGACCCTCTGGTGCGCCTGGCGCTGGCGGTGGGCTTGAGCCCCCAGCCAAGCACCCGCGCGGGCGTGATCGACTGCATCTGTCCGAACGGCGCGAACCATACCGGGGGTGACCAGACCGGATACGCCATCATCAACGACGGCATGAGCTACTGCAATCACGCCTCGTGTCAGCATCTCAGGTCGCCCGACTTCCAAGACATGATGATCGAGGCTTACGACGCGCAGGTCCAGGCTGGGATCATGTTCGGCACGATTGTGGAGAACCCTCTCGGTGTGGGCCTGCTCGACGCCAAGACCGGAGAAGTCGTGCCCGCGACGGGGACGGGGTTTTTGGCCAGTGTCCGGTTCGAGAACGCTGCCGTGGACACGGGAATGGGGTCTGCGGGGCAGAGTTTGGTGGAGGCCGCCGAGGAAGTCGCGCTGCGCATGAGCGACGCCGAGGACGCCCGGTACCAGTACGTCGCTGATCGGTTCGTGGCCGTCGATCAGACGGGATCGTTCTGGGACTTGAAATACGGCCAGTTGATCGGCCCCGATCTTTTCGACCGGGACGGTGGCGTGTTGCAGCACTTCAAACTAGCGACAGGCAAGAACCGGGCGAGCACGCTGGCGCTCAATCACCACAGCATGCGACATGTCCAGACGCTCGCTTGCAGGCCCGGAGAACCGGTAATCACAACCACCCGAGGTCCGAAGGGCGACCCGATCCCGGCGGTCAACACTTACGCGCCCGCGAACATTCGGCGCGTGACGGGTGTTCCTCAGAAGTACCTCGATCATCTGGGGCACATGTTTGCCGGGCAGCAGCAGACCGTTGACTATTGGCTCGACTATCAGGCGTGGCGGCTACAAAACCCCGGGGCGCACACGTCGATCATTGCTCTATTCGGAGGAAACCCCGGCACGGGCAAGGACTTCCTCTTGGAACAGTTCTTCAAGATGGTCGGGCAGCACAACGTCGGACGCGCCACCGTCAAGGAACTGATGAGCGAGTTCAACGAGGCAGTGTTGCTGCCGACCGTCTATCTCGATGAGTTC